CCGAAAGGTGGTTAAGTTCCCAGGCTTTATCAACCTGGGTCCGCAATGGACTAAAACTGAGAATCTAGTTCTTCGACGTAGGAGCTAAGGTTATATAATTAATAAGTATTTACTATCGATAGACTCCGGTTAAGGAGCTATATATTCGGTTAAGAATATATAATAATAAATATTCATTGAATCTATATGACTATGTTCCAAGTCAGGGATAGACCCATTATATAATCGTTTAACAATGAAGACTCACAATCATAAAAATAAATTTATGAGTCATGAGAAATTCGTTATTAAAACGATGAAATGGCTCGTAGAGCACTTCCTAACAGAAGTGTCATCTGAGCAGTTTCACTTAGCAGAGCGGTTAGTTAAAAAGTACTATCGTATACTCAATACGAGAGGTAAGGAGTCTGCTATTTCTTTCTGTAAAGTTAGACGTAACAGCATCCTTCAATGGTTAACTACCATTGACAATTTAACTAAATCTTCGAGGTCTTCTTCTAGAACGGTACTTCCCCGTGACCTTAGATTCCTAAAGCAGAAAGAAAATGTTAATTTACCCTTTATAAGGCTACTTTTAACTGTCTTCTATCTGTCAAGAGGTCTAAGGCTTCCTGTAAAACCGAATTATGAAAGCATAACAAAGGAACCTACATATAGTAGTATTACTAAGTTTTACGATCATATTCCTGAATTCTGGAAGACACTGGGATATCATTCTCGTAAGAATGCACCCCGGCGCATCCGGTTTTCTAAATATCATTTTACCACTAAAACTGGTCCTAACGGACAAGCCCTATGGACAAGTATAGCAGATTTATCTGTTCTACCTGAAAGCCTGATAGATTCTATCAGGTCCATAGGTGGTGAAAAGTTATTTAGCAAAATGTCAATCTTGTTGAAACATATAGTTTTACTAGTGTCTCACTTCAAGACCGAAGGTACTCACTTCCGTAAGGTTGTTTGTATCCCAGATCGAGAAGGGAAAACTCGAGAGGTTGCAATAATGGATTATTGGAGTCAAACTGCATTACGCGGTTTTCATCAGTATCTATTTAAAGCACTCAAGAAGATTCCCCAAGATTGTACATTCCATCAGGGCGGATTCACTGACAAGCTTAATCTATGTAAAGATAGTAATAAGTTCTATAGCGTTGATTTATCAACAGCGACAGACCGATTTCCTATCGAACTAATTAAGAAAGTCATTGAATTTCCGGTTGGTAAAGATTTTGCCAATTCCTGGCAAAATCTCATGGTAGGCTATCCATTTTATTATCCAGAGACTAATGAATTTATTCACTATTCTACTGGTAATCCAATGGGAGCTTACTCATCCTGGAATTCTTTCGCAATATCACATCACTATGTGTTGTTTTATTGTTGTAAAGAATTAGGTATCAACTGGAAGGAGGCTCCATATATCTTACTAGGCGACGATATAGTTATTAAAAACGACATCTTAGCTCAGAAGTATATGGAAGTAATTTCGGAATTAGGATTAGAGTTTTCTTTAACGAAATCTCATATATCCTACCATTGTTTTGAATTCGCAAAGCGATTCTTTTATAATGGACAAGAGATTACTCCTTTTCCTATAGATGCTTTATTATCTACTCGTAAAACACCATCACTGATGTTTAACGTTATAAATGATGAATCATCTAAGAACTGGAACTCCCCATTGGGAACCCCGGCAGTATCTTCAGAGTTATATAGAGCTTTAGGATTCAACTCAACTTTCGTTGCGAAGAAACTTGAAGACTTCTTTATAACCTATCATATAATGATAGCTTTACGAGGGTGGATCACCGCAGGACAATGTTATTACATTATCTTGGGGTACCTCTGCCCTGAGAAACTAAACATCATGATAAAGATGGATGACACTGACTTCTATGAAGTTGTCGGCGAATCTATGTTTATGAAGATGTTTGGAGACTCACTTGTAAAGTCTTTTACGGACCTGAGAAAAGGTAAGAAACCACTAGGCTTGATCGCCGAACAGTTAGTTATCTTATTAACAGGTCATGAAGATACTGCCCTGGACGCGTTCGAACTTATACCAAGCATTCCAGTTTGCCATGTTCATGGACAAGTGGAAGAGACTTGGTTATCAGTCGTTAAAGGTGATTTTCAACGTACTCGGACAGCTTTAAATAAAGACTGGAAGAATATGTTGAGAACCATGACGATACCAGTATCTGATGAAGTTTACGTAAGTAGAAATCATGAGGTATTAGTAAAATCATCCTTTAAGTTCGGAAGAAGTCTGAAAAGTTTTACTAAAGAGTGGTCTAGTATGAGAGACCTAATGAGAGTAATCTCAGAAGGCGTTCCTATACAGCCTCTACTTTAATAAACGTTCTCGTTTTAGTGAGACGTGCCCAGCCCACTGATTAAGTTGATCAGTG